AAATAGAATATAACGCAAATGTATTAACCAAATATTTAGATAGAGTAGATATTGTAGGTTATGCTTGCGCTAGAAATTCTAGAGTGCTTGATAATGAATTAAAAGACTTCAATAATTTTAAAAATGATTTTTTACTTCAATACGGCCATAAGGAACTCGATGCAAATGGAGTGGAAACTGGCGTAGTGTCGTTAGATCAAACCGATGAACAATACAATAATGCGATCAAAGAGTATCAAAAGGTACTTGCGTTAGATAGAGTTTTGCCGATTATAAAAATCAAATACACTGATGTAATAGGTCTTCTAAGCGGCAACGAGATTCTACAACTCGATTGGATGCTAGAAGATTGATATATGTAGAAAGGACGTGAAGTAAATGTACAATCGCCCACCTCCCATTTCTCGTAAAGACAAATTTGTACAAGAGATGGAGCACTTCGCAGACGATGACTCACATGGATATTCTCAAAAACCTCCTTCTGGTAGATGGGGTCCGGACTTCGATTGCTCCTCTCTTGTATACCAAGCAGCAGAGAATGATGGATATTCTGTTGGAACCGGTAGTGACAGAGTGAGGTTTACCGGAACTATGTTAAAAGACTTTGAAAAAGCCGGCTTCCAAATACTCCCATTTGCAAATGTTGGTGTTAGCGATCTTAAAATTGGCGACATTCTACTTAATCTTGCACTGCACGCAGAGGTATATGTCGGTAATGGAGAATCAGTAGGCGCTACATCAAGCGAAACTGGAGAATATGTCGGCACAGAGGGTGACCAAACTGGAACAGAGATAGAACGTCATCCAGTAACAACATTTACTAAAGAATGGGATTATATTTTAAGACCACCAGATGATGAAGAAGAGGAAGAAGGTGAAGAAGAAATGCCTATGAATTATGGACCTAATACCATGATGCCGACTCAGCCTTGGAATAACCAGATGTCTGGGTATCCACAAGGCAATCAAATGGGCGGTTATGGATCAAATAATCGTATGATGCCTACTCAACAGCCAGGCATGAACGGTTATCCACAGGGTAATCTAGGTCAAATGAATGGATATTCTCAAGCCAATGCTGGGTATCCACAATCAGGCGGTATGCAAGGCTATGGTTATCCTCAAGGTGGTCAGATGAATGGTTACCAGCAAGGAACTCAACCAATGGGTTATCCGCAGGGCATGGGCGATGACGATCTTTGCTTTGTAATGGGTATTGAAGGCGCAAAGAATACTCATGGTAAGCCAAATACTAGGAAAGCTGTCTTCGATGAAGATAAGGCTTTGATGTATGTTCTTGGGTTTGATCAGCAAGGCAATGTTAACGACATTCACGTATACAGTTTTGAGGAATGCTCAGAAGAGATGCCGCAACATCTTTCTCCTTTAATGCGACACAATCAAAATGGAAGTATGGGTATGGGGATGACTCAACAAATGGGTAACTTCATTACTCGTGAAGAATTTGAAGAACTTAAGGAAATGATTACAAATGAATCCTCTAATAAATCCAATGGGCGGAATGGGAACCAGCAATCCGGTTCCAAACTCAATGCCCGGACCAATTAATCAACCTTTTTTTCAACCTCAACAAACGCAAACTGGACCTGGAGGTATTCTCCAGAAATTTATATTTAACAAACTATATCAGAGTAATCCACAGTTCAAAAGTTTTGCTGACTCAATGCAAGGTAAAACTCCAGAACAAGCATTTCAAGAATGCGGCTTAGATTACTCGCAGTTCCAAAACATTTCTCCTAATCAAATAAAGGATATGTTAGGTTTCTAGCGAAAGGAAACTACCATGGGTGAGAATGGTGTTCTTGGTGGTGGGGGAATGTCTCCTGCTGATATTTCTGCCGTTATGCGTGGCGCTAATAATTATGGCTACAATGATGGCTGGGGTGGCGGTAATTGCTGGTGGATTGTCTTGCTGTTCTTTGCAATGATGTGGGGCGGCAATGGCTTCGGATGGAACAATAATAATGGTTTCCAGAATGCCATCGGTTATGAGAATCTCGCTACGTCCAATGAGGTCCAGAGGGGCTTTGACAACCAGAACTCTCTTGCTAATGAGCGTGAGATTCTCGCTTCTATTAATGCAAACTCTCTTCAGGGTATGCAGAATGCTAACCAGAACACTCAGTATATTACTGGTGCTCTGAATGATAAGTATAATGAACTCCAGCGTGATATTGCTGGTGTTGGTATGATGCAGCAGCAGGCTATTGCTAATCAGAATGAGTGTTGCTGCTCGACCAAGATGCTGATTCAAGACAATACTGCAGCAGTCAATGCCGGTCTTGCTCAGAATCGTTATGACGCTGCTCTTAATACTGCGAACCTTAATGCTGGCATCTCTCAGAACAGGTATGAGGCTGCTCTGGCTAATGCTAATATTAATTCTGGTCTTGCTCAGAATCGTTATGATGCTGCTATGAACACTGCTAACATTGTTCAGGCAATTCAGCAGGATGGTGAGGCTACTCGTCAGATGATGCAGCAGAATAAGATTGAGGCACTCCAGCAGAAGGTTCAGGGCCTTGAGCTTCAGAATGCTGTTGCTGGTGTTGTAAGGTATCCTATGAGTACCGCTTACAATGCTGGTTTCAATCCGTTCTGCAATTGCGGTAACAATGGTTGCTGCATGTAAACTGTAATTAGCTAATTTAGTATGATGTTTCTAATAGTTGGGACGGACATTAATCACATTAATCGAATAGCCTATGCGATTAACCCTTAGTCATACTAGTTTAGTTAATTTGAAGAGCCTGCAATAACTGTAGGCTCTTCTTTTTGTTTTCGCGAATTCAAAATGGAAGGAAATGCGTAAAACGCGGATGCCCATAAAGATAGAACATCTCGCAAGTGTTCTGGAGTGCTGTGGCTACTCGGAGACCTTCCACCATTTATATTTTAGTTTGGAGGTATGTCATGATTATTCTCACGAATTCGATAGCCCAGACATTAGCTCCGGGTCAGTCTGCAACCTTCGACAGCGCTATCCTTAAATGCGGATGCGCAGAGTGCTGGAGGAACAATTCTGGTGCAGTTAGACTTGGACGAGATAATAGCATTTATGAGGTTAATTTTAACGGAAATATAGGTTCTGAAGCAGCTGGTGTTGCTCAGCTTGCTATTAGCCTCGATAATTCTCCTCTTCTTGAGACTACTATGATATCTCAGACAGCGGCTGCTGATGAACTCAACAATGTTGGTTGTCATACTGCTGTTAGGACTTGTTGCTGTGGAGGAAGTGAAGCTATTACTGTTGTTAACACTGGCACTACTACAATAACACTTGGAAGCAACCCGTGTCTTTTCATTAAGAGGATTGCTTAAGAAAGGGCACGGAGGATTATATGGAGTTTGAAATACCAATAGAAATAATAGTTAATACTATCATAACAGGCATTGTTGGTTGGGTTGTTAAAGTAACTTTGGACAAGTTAAAAAAGTATCAAGAAGAAAGTAAAGCATGGCGCGACCAGCTTGACACAAAACTTGACTATCTTTCAGATGCTACAAAAGCCGACATGCGAGTTAATATTGTATATAGTTGTGAGAAATGTTTGAAACGAGGATGGATCACTGCTGAAGAGCTATCATCGATTCTTAATCTTCACGATCGATATAATGATCTGGTCGGCCACAATCATTTTGTGTCAAGTTATATTGATAGAATTAATGAACTAGAAGTTAAAGCTATTTGAGAGATTTAGTTTATATTTTGGAGGTACATATGATTGACAAGGTAACTAAAGTAGAGACAAAGATTCCTGATGAGCCTCATTATGTTGCAGCTACAAAAGACGGTTGGGGTACTGAAATGATTGGTATTGATCCAGTCGATTATTCAAATACAAGCCATGCTGGTATTCTTGGATTACCTATTACAAACTTTACTATTGAGGCATCTGGTATTAAGAAGGCTCGTGTTAGGATTAATCGAGGTCGATGGTTACCATACAAAACTGGGTTTAATACAACGGATGGACTTGGTAATGATACGCCGATTACTGGTATTGAAATTGTTGGAGCTGGTTATCGAGTGGCTGCACATGTAAAGGGCGGTACATGGCTTGATCCGGTTGATACAAGTGATAAAGAAGGCGAAGTTATTATCGGTGGTGGAATGACTATCGATGCTATTTGGATTGACAAGATTTAAATAGGAGTTTAACATGATCGAGAATCTTGCTGCACTTATCAACAAACGTCGAAACAAGCCTATTGCAATGCGGCATATTAGTCAAGAAGACATAGAGTCTGCAAAAGCTAAAGTTCAGTCAATTATTGATTCTGGTGAGCTAAAACGTCGTAAAGTTAGAAAACGTAAAAAGAAAGAAGATGATTAGAATTCAAAATGGAAGTTTAGAGTGCAGGCTAGATGATTAAAATCTGAGCGCGTATTCTAAACTTCCATACATTAAACCATTTCTTAAGTTTTTCTCAGTGGGAATTTTGATAAAAACAAAATGATATTCAGGAGGTTTATTATGGTGCTTGATAACAAGACGTATGATATTCTTAAGTGGGTTGCTTTGATCGTGCTTCCTGCATTAGCAACATTGTACAATGCGCTTTCAAATATATGGGGTTTTCCATACGGTAATGAAATTGTATGCACTATAACGGCTATTGATACTTTTATGGGTGCACTTCTTGGCATTAGCACGTACAATCATAATAAAGAGATTAAAGAGTAGTTTATATTTCTATTATTCATTACAAATACTAAAGGAGGTGAGTAATGGATGATTTATATTTAATGCATCATGGAATCAAGGGAATGCAATGGGGCGTTAGACGATATCAGAATAGTGATGGAACTCTTACTGATGCTGGAAAACGTCGTTATGGTATCCAAGATGCTCGAAAATATTATAAGGTTAATAGACTTCAACGTTATAAAGAGCGTACAAAGAATGCTAGAACTTCTGAAATGCTTACGAAAGAGATTCGTAGGACTCAAACTCGCTCAGATCGTAAGAAATCTTTATTAAACCAACAAGACATTAATGCCGGTCGTCAAATAGTAGCCAGTAATCGCATGAAGATGGCTATGGCTGGAACTATTGCAAAAGGTGCTGTTACTGCTGCCGGAATAGGAATACTGGCTAGTAATCCTAGAACTAGATGGGCTGTTCCAGCTGCTGCAATTGGCGGAGCTGCATTAACCGCTACTAGTGCTAAGAAAGTTCCGTATTACACTATGGAGAATCATAGGTACAAACAATCTAATACTGGTAGGAATGGCGTCAAAACTCACGGCGAATCTAAGCTTAATCAACGTCTTAGAACAGCTGCTACCGTTGCTGGTACTACAGCTGCTGTTGCTGGTACTGGATATTTAGCTTATAAAGCTGGCGGTAAGATTGGAAAGAATCTTATTGAGAACAGAAAGTATAATAATTCAGATCCAATCACTAAACGAGCAATAGACGCAGCTAAAGACTATGAACTTGGCAAAAAGACTAGAAAAGTCGTTGATTCTGCTGGACGAGCAGCCGCAAAGGGTGCTAAACGTGCATATGATTTTGCAACTTCTGAAGAAACTAAAGCAAAAGTAAAAGCTGCTGGCAAAACAGTTGCTAAAGGTGCTAAACGCGCATATGATTATGCTACTTCAGAAGAGACTAGAGAAAAGCTTAGAGCTGCTGGACGTTCTGTCAAAACTGCTTATCGTGGTTACACTGGTAAATCTGTTGAAGATGAAGAAGAACGACGTAGAAATCAAAATAGAAGACGGTGATACTATTGAAACATGACGATATGATAACATTAGCAAAGAATTCAGTAGTTGATTGGTGGAATGATTCAACAGAATATATAGATTTATGGGGCAAAATTAATATCGATACTATTGAAGTCGTACTTGAAAATGATAACCATACAGAAAACTGCGATATTGTTGTGTTAAAAGTATTTAGTATCATGTTTATATTTAAGTATTATGAACGAGTCAAACGAGCTTATCTAGATGTATACGATGTTATTAGTAGAAGTCTTATAATATTGGATTAAGTTTCGCATATTTTACGGTTCTTTAAATAGGAATGAGATACAATAAGGTATCTCTTAACCGAAAGGAGAAGGTACGATATTATGTTATTTCCAAAATTGAAGAAAGAAGATACAAATAAAACAGTAATAACTGAAAGTTGTGTAAGATCGAAATTGGACGAAGAAATCTACTCTAGAATTGCAGAACTGGACGACAAGGAAGTAACGTCAGATGCTTATGCAGCAGGAATTAAGAATGTGAAAGTGCTGTCTGATATTAGGGGAGTCTATGGAATGACTCCAGAAAAACAGAAACAGTTTCCAGACCAGACTGTCGCAAAAATCGTTGGCGTTA